ATTCTTTCTTTAGTAATTCTGAGTATGTTGATTTACCAGAACCTGGTCCACCAATCATAATGATTTTAGGTCCGTTGATTGCTTCAAAGAAGTATTGTTTAAATGACTTCATTAATTCCAACCCTTAGGCATAGTAAAGTTTTGCCTACTAAATTCTAATCTGTCAACCAGTTTAATTGCGCCTGCAACCTTATCAACTGCAACATAGCCCTCTGGTGCTGTCACTCTATAACCTGTTGATGTTCTAATGAAATTACCTATACTTTGTATCTGATTCATCTTTTGTAAAAGTGTTTGTTTTGCCACGCCTAATGTAATGTGTGAGGCAATAGCAAAGTATAATGCCTGTTTGTTTCTATCAATAAACTGTAGACCATCTTTTTTTGCCTTGATAAACTTTTCTTTACCTTTTGGTGTTTTTCTACTATCTATTTCATTCTGTAATACACTTTCAAAGTAATCTCTAAATTGTTTTTGCATAACTGCAACTTTATCCATACTACTATTTGAATTTCTAATGAAATGGTTGAAATATGTTTTAAGTCTGTAGCCTACAGATAGGTCATCTGTTATATTTTTACTCATCAAGTTTAAAATAGGAGCAGCCTTTCTAAGAGAGCCTTCGGCCATTCTTATCTGTGCGTCAAATTTAGATAACTCTGATTTAGGAAATAATACAGCAGTATCTTGATAAGCTGCACTTGCCAAAAATACATTTCTGTTTGATGAACCTGTTACTGTACCAAAACTGGCAGATAAACTATCCATCTTTTTACCATTGTATTGTGTGTGAAATACTATACCCATTTTAGCATTAGCAATTCTTTTACCAATGCCACTATTTTGTGGTACTGCATATGTAATTGTGTTAGGTGTAAAAGATAACATCTTCTCACCGTCTATAGAGATTACTTTCTTATCATTTGTAAACAATAAGTCACCTTGTAGAATACCTTTGATGTTTAATCTTTTTAAATTTGCAAGGCAAACTTCTAATTTTTGTGCAACCACACCACCGTGGTTTTTACGAATGTCTGAAACTGTATAATTGATTTTAGGAGATTTGTTAAATACTGATTTAGTACCAACAAAGAATTTACCATTTTCTGGATTGATACCACAAATGATAGCAGGCGCACCGTCCCATTTAACAGTTATATTTGTTTTACTGCCAGTTGTACCCGCCAGCATATTTCTAACTGATTTTAGGAAGTTTATTGCGTTGTCACCACCTACTGCACCTCTATTGATGATATCATCTTCAAGATGTTCTAAGTGTGTGTTCTTGTCCTGTGTAAGGAACCCTTTAAAATTAAACATTTTTCTCTCTCATTTTTATCCATTATACTATAAATCGAAGACTTTGGCAAGCCCCCTCACGCAAATTCATTAACAAATATAATACTATTTATTCATTTAGACCGTTGTACTTGACGGCCAAGTTGAAAAATTGTCCTAGTTTGTGTTGAACCCCCACTTTATTAGACCTAACTGACATATTCATGGTTCCTAAGACCTCACTATACCGTTTTATTCTAATATCAAAGTTTTGTTTAGATGTTATAGATACCATACCCTCAACACTTGTAGCCTGTTGTAATAATACATTTAATCTATTACTATCTTTTATCTCTTTATATGTATCATTTACTGCTTTAATAATTGTAACTGGAACATCACCTTGTTTAAGTATCTCACTTCTACAATATTTTTTAAACAATTTAATATCTTTGGTCATTGTATAAACCATTTTATTTCTTATTATAGCCAAGTTTGCGTCATAATATTTTTCATAAGTTTCTAGGTCTACCTTTTCAAAGTTTTCTAAAGCGTCTAGTGATTTATTTCTTTCTGCACCAACTTCATCATATCTTTTACTTTCAATACCTGGTATTTTAGAATAGGTGTTATGGTATAAGTCTTCTCTTAATCTTTTAATCTGAGTACCAGTTGGTTCAAAATGATAATATACTTTATTAACATATGTATTAAGTAAAGGCTCTTTTGTAGACTCACCACCTGCTTTTAAAGAAACACCTAACATAGTGCCATCTTGAAATAAAATTACTATATCAGCAGGTGAGTTAGCAGGAACACCAGCTGGTTTTGCTCTGTAAGTCCAAAATACATTTTTAATTTTCTTTTTACTATCCATATCTTCAAGATATTTTGTAATAGCAACTGCGTTCATCATCTTCTCTTTAAATTTAGATGACTTTGGCATATCTTCTAAGAAGTCAACACCAGCTTTCTGGTCTGTTTTGTTTACATAACATTTCTGTGATTGAGGATAACTTAATACCTTTTCATATAGTTTATCAGGATTTCTTTCTACACAACCGTTTAGAAATGCAATGCAAGGTACTAATTCTGTAATGGTAGAGTTCAATGTGGTCTCTGTCATGCCACCTGACATAGGTTTATATACTATTCTGACAGTATATGTACCAATTACAAACTCTGTAATGTTTTCACTAGATAAACTGGTTTTCTTTTCAGTAATAACTAGTTTCTTAGACTTTAAAAAGTTTTGTATATTTCTTCTTGCGTCTGGTCTATTAGAAGCACGAACAAAATAGACAGCTACATTTTTAGTGGACTTCTTTTGTTCAAAAGATAGTTTGCCACCAGCTTTCGCTGTTGCTTGTTCTATTATTAATACTTGTGGTTTTGTTAACATTATTACTCCTTATACTATTTAGGAGTAATTGTCAACTAGTTATAGGAACCTGCTACATAATTCCAGAGGAATCTAGGTATTCCTCCGTTTACTTGCCAGACTTTGTGTTTGTTTTGAAAGTCTGCTAATACCATTGCGTCATCTTCAAAGAAGTATTTACCAACAACATTGTTTGTTGGTTGTTCTACTACATGCCATAAAATTTTACGGCCTTCTTTTACCATATCTACTGTATAACTCAATTTTGTTTGTCCCAACTTATTACCTGGCCTCTTATCGCCTCTGTGAAATCTTACCTTTTGTGTTTTACTTTTTACCATATATTACAATTTAAAGTCACTAAACTTATTATAAGCATCCTCTTTTTCTGCTACTTGACCTGAGTCAACAATGTTTTGTGCTTTTTGTTCTACATCATACAATCTCATTTTAGACCTGTCAACACCAATAATGAATGCTCTGTTTACGCTTGGGTCATTATATCTATTCTTCAATTGTTTTACTTTCATCTGACCTAGTTGTTCTAGTTCTTCATTTGACATCAAGGCAAACATAAAGTCAGCAGTTGCCGGAAGACCAAAAGATTCTGAGGTATCTTCAAGACCTAAGTCTGTACTTACAAAACCAGTTCTAGTTGTTTGTGTTGCACTAAAGATTGGCACATCTGCCTCTACAGCCAGACCTCTTAGTTCTTCAGCAATTGCTTTGATATAGAAGTAAGATGAAATATTACCACCTTTAAATCTAGCACTAGCACAAATGTTTAGATAATCAATAAAGATAACATCTGGTCTAAAAGATTTCTTTAAAGCTAATTCATTAATCAATGATTTAAAGTGACCACTATGAGCAGACGCTGTTGGATATTCTTTGATAATAAGTTGGCCTTGGGTTTTCTCTCTGACCTTTTTAATCTTACCATCATATAATTGTTTTGGCATATCATGTAAGTCTTCCATGGTAACATCTAATAAGTTTGCGTCAATTCTTTCTGCAATTCTTTCCTCTGCCATCTCTAATGTGATATACAATACATTAAGACCTTGCAACAAATAACTTGAAGCAACATGACACATAAACAAGGACTTACCAACACCAGTACCAGCAAGAGCAATGTTTAATGTTTTACTCGGAACACCACCTTTGGTAATTCTATTCATGTAATCTAAATCAAACTGATATCTTTTTTCTTTAGTGTGATAATATTTAAATCTACTTTCTGCGTCTTCTATGTAATCGTGACCAACTGACTTATCAAATGATACAGCCAATGCCTCTGATAGAATATGTGGTATTGCCTCAGGCGTTTGTTTCTTATCTTTGTTATCAAGTATTTTTATGCCTTCTAATACGGCATTGTGAACAGCACGGTCTTTACAAAACTTTTCTGTAGTTTCTAACAACCATTGAGTATCAGTATCACTATCTTCAATAGCAACAATGTAATCTTTTATATGTTGTAATTCTTCTTCATTGATATCTCTTCTACTATTCAGTTCAATCTCAATAGCATTTTTAGTAGGAAGATTGTTATACTTCTCAACAAATTTAAACACTTCACCAAACAATAACTGTTCAACACGATTACCAAAGTATTCTTCTTTGATAAAAGGTAAAACCTTTCTAGTATAATCTTCTTTAAAGAAGAGGCTGGCTAGTATTGTATTTTCAATCCGTGATTGCTGTACCATTATGTAGTTTTTCCTCCAGTAGTTCTAATAAAATATCACCAATATAATCTATAAACTCAGAATTGTCAAGCAGGATTAGATTGTTAGGATTTTTATCAATTGTATAATCAAACTTCATTGGCAACTTACCATCAGGTTGTTTCTCTGATTCTGGTGCAAACGCAACTCTACCATAATGATAGATTACATCTTTATATTTGCCTTCGGTTAACTTGACACAAGAATATTCTTCGCCCTCTTTTTGAGCAAAGGTATATCTTCTAGTCTTCGTCTTGTCCGTATGTGAATTTTCTTTTTGTGTGTTCATCAATCTTATCTAATACTTCCTTTGTAAAATACTTTTCTGGATTTTCATTAATAGTTTTACCAAATACTTTTGTACCGTCATCCATTTCAAATCTTGTAGATACTTTCTTAAAAATACCAGATTCTTCACCAAGTTCTAGTAAACCGTAGTGTCTATCTAGTCCTGTTTTGTATGTTAACTTAACATCAATCATTGCATTTTCTTTTGTTAATCTTGATTTATAATTTTTACAATGAATAATATTACCAACTATTTCGGTACCGTCTTTGTCTTTTCTTTTACTTAGATATATAATTGATGAAGCGGCGTACTTCAAACCTGAACCACCACCCATTTCTTTTTGTGGGAACATAGAACCAATAACATCATATGTATGGTTGGTCATAATCATTGGAATGCCAGCCTTACCTAATTTTAATGTTAATACTCTGAATGTAGATTTTACAATTTGAGACCTTGTCATATCTCTTGTTTCTTTACCAGCAGCCGTATCTTCCATTTCTTTTGTAGTCGATAACATACCTAAACTATCTAATACAAACAATAAAGGTTTTCGTTTATCTTCCGGTTGCTCTAAATATTTGTCAATCACTTTAATTGATTGAGCTCTGAATTCTTGTACTGTAGCCACAGGAACAATTACCATTCTAGTAGAATCAACACCTCTGGATTCAATCATGTCTTTAGAGATTGCACCCTCTGATTCAAAATAGATAACACCTGCGTCTGGATTCTTATCTAAAAATGCTTTGCAAATACCTAATGCAAAGAATGTTTTACCTGTAGCAGCTTCACCTGCGATTGCTGTAATTTTGTTTGCTGGCATGCCACCATAGATACTACCTGATAGTAACGCATTGAACGAATATGAGCCTGTGTCAATGAAACTAGTTACATCTGCACTATCAACACCCTCACTTACCAAACCAGCATATTCATTGCCAGTTTCTTTAATTATATCTTTTAAAAAATTGCTCATATTTTCTCCTTAGTTGTGTATAATATACCATAGTTTGCTATTAATGTCAAGCTTATTTCAATATCTCAACTTCATTATAAGTTTCAATCACAACTCTTGCACCACAAGATAGAATAGGTTTCTCATTTCCACCATATCTAACTACACTATCACCTAAAATTTTAACTTCGTGACAATATCTATTGGTTTTACCTTGTTTAACTGTAATAGCAGGTTCGTTGGTGCCATGTTTTTTGTTAGCTCTAATGACATGTTGATTGACATGTATGTAGGTTTTCGATTTCTTCATCTTATAATATCTATCTGACTATCTTTTGTCCAAACTTCTAGGTCATTTCTTAAACGACCATCCTTATTTAGATTATCAAATCTTTTTGTGGCCATCTTTCTCCACCATTCTATAATTTCATTGTCATGGTATCTGTCATAGTTTGGTGCCTTTACTATATCTTGTGTCTTACCATTTACAATGTCTATAAAATTTTCTATACCATAATTACTTGCATAATATCTTTTTTGTTCAGTAAGGTTTTTAGCATTTGCAATTGTAGTATTGAAATTTTTTAAATCGTCACCATCAAGGGCTCTTTTTACTAGACCAATAATACCTGTGGTCATTTTAAGTTTACGACTTGAAGCATCTGATTTTACTAACTCACCTACACCAATAATATCTTCAACATATTTCACCATGTCAAGGTATGGTTTACCATGTAACATAGGAATAAAATCTGACATTGTATTGCCTTTATATCTTAAAAATGGTTTCATACCGTAATACATTGAGGCACCTTTTGTTTTACCATACAAAGATGTAGTTTCAAATAACACCAAGTTCATGTCATACTTATTGTTTAACATCTCTCTTACTTGATGTGAACAACATAGACCAGCCAATAATTTACCACCAAGATAATTAAAACCAAATGGTTGGCATGGTACAATTACAAAACCCATAATGGCAGTCTTGTTAAATACTTTTAAATCAGGTACATTACCTAACATGTTGTTTCTAGGTTTACAGTTAATAACTGGCGAACCAAATCTCATAAAACCAACATACTTGCCTGTGTTCATTTCTTTTACTGCAAGTTTTAAAGTCTTACCTGGAATACTTGTCATATTACTATGACTTGAAATCATATTAATACAGGTGTCCCATGTATGATTGTCTAGTTCTACAACTTGTAAATCCATAACCTGTGGTGACATAGTGAAATCATCAAACATATCACTATCAAACCCCATACCAGGAAGTGAAGTAGGCAGACTTTCAATCTGAGCCATCTTCTGGTCACGCATGTATTGGTCTATTCTTTCAAACTGACCAAAATAGTCATTGAATATACTAGCACAATGTAATGCTTGTTCTCTACTTAGGGTCTTCATTGTTCCATATCCATAATAAAATTGTTGGTAATAAGAGTATCATTATAACAGAAAGTATCGCTAATGTCAAGCTCAAACTTCGTTACCCCAATAGTCCCAATTGTCAAATGGTTTCTTTCTAGCAAATAGTTCGATATACGGACCATCCACAAGTCTTTCTATTTCTTTATGTAATAGTGGTTTTTCAGAGTGTTTACCTCTTTGTGATACCACTAGTTGTGCCACATCCATGGCTTTTCTTGACGGTCTACCTTTCGTTGCAAGTAAACACATTTCAGGATTACCTCTTGTCCAGTATCCTAAACCAGTAAAAAATCCTAACTTCTTTCGATTCGTTTTTGCCCATGTAAAACCAACTGTCTTGTACTTAAAACCCCAGGCGTCTATAACTTTAAACGCCTGGTCTAACATAGGGTCAACAACCCACATTAAGAGGACTGCATTGTCCTCAGCAATTCGGTCAACAGGTAACCGAATAATGTCAGCAAGAGGCATGCAAGGATAGTGTCTTTCAGGACTTTTATCCTTTCCTTTATCTGACCTCGTTTTAAAATACCACGGAGGGTCTGCATATATAACTCCATATTTTTTGGTTGGGAAATCAGCCAAAGAAACTCTCCTCTTTAGCTGTTAAGTTATTTGTAAACTGTTCAAAGTTCACAAAAGATAATTGAAAATTGTAACCTCTTGCCATTT